GCGCGTTGAACGTGTCCTGGGAATCGATGAGCGACAGGCTGATGTACCCGCTGGTGGAATCAACTACGACACGCTGAAAAATGCGCCGCTCAATCAGATGCCGGTCAACGAACAGGCAGCGCGCGAGATCAAAAAACAAGAAATTCAGGTCAGCAACGCCGCGCCACCTGCACCCGCACCAGCGAACACACCCAGCAAAGTCACGCCGACACCTACCGCACGCCGCTATAGCATCGGTTTATTTGCTGGTGTCGATTCAAAATCGTCGCAGGTTTTAGAATGGTGGAACCGAGACGCCAGTCTGCAGCAGCTCAAGACCAATTGCAATTTTCAGGTCTACACCAAAGACAACCCGCTATATCGCGAACGGTACGCAAACATCGTCTCGCCTGACGATTTCCCGGCGATTGTGTTTTCGGATCCTGATGGCGGTCATGTGTATGTTGCGGGGCGGACGCAGATGCCGACATCCGCTGCGGCGCTCTACTCGGCAATGCAAGTCGCGTACAAGACACAGCAGCAGGTCCGCGAGCAATCTCAGGACTCGTCGATTGTGTTGGAGTCTGGGCCGGACAATTGCCCCGATGGATCGTGTCGACCAATTGATCGCGTCCCGTTTCTCAATCCAGAACGCAAGCCACTGTTCCCAGCACTGCGACCGGACGGACCGCCATCGGTCGAGTCCATCCTGTACTGGCTCTGGAATCCTGGCGAGGCGGTTCTCGCGTTGTGTTGCGCGTTTGTGCTTGTCGCCATTTTCACCGTCATCACGATTAAGGTCTGGAAAACATGATGTGGGCCGTTTTGCTTATGTTGCTTTGCGCCGTGTTTTTGGTCGTCCTCTGGTGGCGACCCAGCAAGTCCAACGCACCTGCGTCGCTCCAATCGGCGATGGACCGCATCGTTTCCCGCCCGAGCACCCCGCTCGAGCAGGAAATCGAAATTATCGCTCAAGCCTTGCGCGAACGTGACGCGGCCAAGCGCAAGGCCGAAGCGATTGCACGTCTGCGCGATCTCATAGCGGAGGAATAACCGATGGCCGACATAACCGACCAGCAAATCGTCGACGCTGCAGCTCAACCGCAATCCATGTCGGTCGACGGCGTCAACGTTGCTCAGCGATCGCTCAAGGAATTGACCGACGCACAGAACGATCTATCGCAGCGCAACGCTGAAAAGCCTCGGCGTGGTCTGCTGTTTTCTCGCTTGATCCCCGGCTCTGCCCGAGGCCAATCGTGAGCTGGTGGGCCACCATTGTTGGGATCGTCCTTCAGTGGATCGGCAAATCAACCGGCCGGCAAATTGCCATTGGTGCGTCCCTTGGTCTCATCCTGCTGGGGATCCTGTTCGGTTCCACCGCGGCCGTCATCTTTGGTGGTGCTCTGTTGTTTTTTTTGTTGAGTCGCCCACATGCCAATCCTTGACCAGTACGGCCAAACCATCGACACTGCGGCGATCCATGTCGCCAATCGATTAGCGATGCAACGCGCCCGCCGCGACTCGCTCAGCGCCTCATACGACGCCGCGGCCGAGACCAGGGAGTCGGCCAAGCACTGGCGGTGGGCTGATCATCATTCTGCCGCTGCGGCCAATTCGTCGAGCGTCCGCAAAACCCTGCGCCAGCGATCGCGCTACGAGATTCTCGAATCGAATTCGTTCGCCAAGGGGATCGCGCTCACGTTGTCCAACGACACTATCAGCACCGGTCCATCGTTGCAAGTGATGCTCCCGGATCCCGCAGCATCGCGAGCCATCGAGCAACGATGGCGCAAGTGGTGCAAGGATGTGCGGCTCGCCGACAAACTGCGTACTGCACGCCTCGCCAAACTGGTCGACGGCGAGACGGTCATCCTCAAGGGGAACAACCGCCGATCCCGCAACCCGGTGCAGCTCGACGTTCGCGTCATCGAAGCCGACATGCTCGCGACCCCGAACTACATGGACGGGTTTCCGAACCAGGTCGATGGGATCATCTTCGACGAGTTCGGCCAGCCGATCGAGTACCATGTTTTGAAAGGTCACCCCGGCGACGTGTGGCCATGGAAAGCCTGGGACTACGAGACGATCGCGCCCGAGGATCTGATCCATCTGTTCCGCAGCGAGCGACCTGGTCAACAACGTGGCATCCCCGAGATGACTCCGGCCCTCCCTCTGTTCGCTCAGCTGCGACGCTACACCCTCGCCGTCATCGCCGCCGCCGAGAACGCCGCCGATTTCAGCGCGGTTCTCAAAACGCAATCCAACGCGTTCGACTCATCGACCGATGGGATCGACGACATCGATCCATTCGATGGCGTGCAAATTGATCGCGGGATGATGGTTTCATTGCCGCGCGGTTGGGATCTCACTCAATTTAAGCCCGAGCAACCGACGACCACCTACGAAGGATTCCGCAATGCGATCCTCAACGAGATCGCCCGCTGCGTCCACATGCCCAGCAACAAGGCCCTGGCGGACTCGTCCAAGTACAACTACAGCTCGGGACGCCTCGATCATCAGACCTACTACGAAGCCATCTCGGTTGAACGGTCCCAATGGGAAATCGAATGCCTCGACCGTATTTTCGAATGGTGGCTCGATGAAGCGTTGATGCTCACCGGTTATCTACCGGCCCTCGAGCCTATGGACGAGATACCGCACGTGTGGCGATGGCCACCGAACCGCGACGTGAACCCCAGCGAGGTCGCCGACGCCAACATCCGCTTGATCGATGCCGGACTCAAGACGCGGCAGCAATACTTGATCGAGCAGAACATCGACCCCGAGTCGCACGCGCAGCAACTCGACGAGGAGGGGTGGGTCAATCCCAACGCACCTGAGCCGACCGACGCACCGATCGCCACCGAGGCCGATCCGTTGGCAGTCGACGACGTTGCGAAATCGGCGCTCAATGGGGCCCAGGTCGCCAGCTTGGTGCAGATTGTCAACGCGATTGCCATGGGCACCATGCCACCCGACACGGCCAAGGCCGTCATCTCCAGCGCGTTCCCGACCATGGACGCGGATATGATCGATTCGATTGTCGACCCGATCAAGCCCGGCAGCGTGTCACCTGATGGCACACCCGCACCCGTCGCAGCCGAGGCACCCATCGGACCAGATGGCGAATCGGCCGCAGCCGTCGAACCACCGCCTGGCGAGTTTGCGAACCTGTCTCGCCAGCAGCTCAAGCGCCAGATGGCCGCGATCGATGACGGGCTCAACAAAGTCAAGTCCGGTGAGTGGACCGTGCAACGCGCTCGCGTGTTCTATGGCAGCATCGGACTCACGCAACAGACGATCGACAATCTGCTCGACGAGTTTGGAGAAACCGAGCCACCATGCGAAGATTGTGGGGATGCCGGCGCCGCCCAAGCCATGGCAACGGATCGCACGCTCGAGGCCAATTGCGGCACCGGCAAGGACGGATTTGAGTCGGGCAACGATTGCGGTAAAGGCGGTGGCGGCGGTGGTGAATCGTCTTCGGACAAATCCAGTGGATCAAGTGGATCTGATTCTGGATCCAGCACAGGAGGAAAGCACAGCGTGAAACTACCATCCAAAAAATCGAAACTCAATATCGACACCGCGACGCAGGCTCTCGACCAAATGGGTTATAAGCTCGATTTCAAATCCTCAAAGTTCGATTTCAAAACAAAAAAGACGATCTACAGCGTAACCGACCGCAACGGCAATACGTCGCGGATGGACACCGACCAGATCAAGGCATTGGTCTACCAGGGCGCCAGCTAGCCGATGTCATCCCTGACGCGTGAGACCAAGTCACGCACCGGCTGGCGATTGCGAGCGTACACGGCCACCGGTCGGAAATCGATTTGGTTGGGGGACATTCCCGAGGCCGACGCAGTTGCGGTCCAGCGTCATGTCGACGAGATCCTCGCCGCACAGACCGCCGATCTCCCGCTGCCGCGTCAGACCGTTCGGTGGCTGGACCAAATCTGTCCAGCACTGCGCCGCAAGCTCTCCGCGATCCTCGGCGCGACCCACACCGTTGGGACTGCGATCGATGCCTACGTGCATGAGACGCGTGAGCGGTTGGCGATGGCCACCTGGAACGATCGGCAACGGTCGCTCGAACTGCTGCGTGATGCACTCGATCAGCGGCCCATTGACCGCGTATCGACCGAGGATGTCACCGAATGCCACGAGTCCCTCACCGTGGGCGAATCGACCCGTGGCAAGATCGCCGCCGGATGGCGCGCGTTTTTTCATTGGTGCCAGGATCGCAAGATCATCACCGACAATCCCGCTCGGGAGCTATCGACGAAGATCAACGTCCGGGAAAAGCATTTTGTCCCGGTCGGTGTTGCGGCCAAGCTGATCGAGATCGCCACGCCCTCGATGGCGGTCGCGATCGCCATGAGCCGATTCGGTGGGATCCGCGTCCCGTCCGAGCTGCGTTCACTGACCTGGGACGCGATCGACTGGGACCGCAAACGGATCACCATCTGTGATCACAAACGAAACACCACGCGCATCATCCCGCTGTTCCCCGAGATCGCCGCGGCCCTCGCGCGTCATCCGCGAGATGTCCCGCTGTGCGGTGATCTGATCGACGGCAGCGATTCCGGCATGGCCTGTCGGCTGCTTAACCTGATGGCGATCGCGGGCGTCACGCCATGGCGTGCGCCGTGGCACAGCATGCGAGCCACCCGCGAGACGGAATTGATTGAGCGGTATGGACTCGCCACCGCGTCGCAATGGATCGGCAACAGCGCCGCCGTCGCGATGCGCAGCTATGCCATGGTCACGGACGACCATTGGCACCGCGCCACGACGTAGCTATCGCTGCCAAGCGATGGCCATCACCTGGCGGTGATGGCTACTGCCAAAGATAAACGGCGTTTACTTCAGAGATGGCGATCCCCATTTGTAACAGCCGTTGGGCGGGTTTTTAGGGGGTGGTGGTAAGGTCGATTGCATGACCAAATCGACCACACGGGCGAGCCTCGAGCAAGCCCGGCGACGACGCGAGAAGCGCCTCGCCCGAAATCGCGATCGGCTCCACGCCGCCGAGGATCGTGGGCTCGACCTGCGAGCCACCGGTGAGCCTCTGTCGTTGTGTGCCATGGATGGGTCGGACGCTCCAACGCTGCCGCGTTTCAACGCGATTGCGTACACGGGTGGCCCGATGTTCCCCAAGCTCGCCATCGCATGGAATGGACCGGTGTACGTCGATTTGTCAGGTCTGGACGCGGTGGCCACGAATCCCATCCATCGCGACCATGACGAGGGGAAGCCAATCGGACACTCCGTCGCCGTAGACAACGACGGCACGCGATTGGTTTGCTCCGGTGTTTTTTCGGTCAACTCGAGCGATACCTCCGAGATCGTGGAGTCGGCCAAGCAGGGATTCCCATGGCGCCCATCGGTTGGCGTCAAGATCGTTTCCTACACCACCCTCCAAGCCGGCCAAACGGCCAGCATCAACGGACGCATCGTCGAGGGCCCAGCTCTATGGGTCAAGAGAAGCGTCCTCAAAGAAATCTCCCTCGTCACCATCCCTGGCGACGATTCCGCCACCATCTCCATCGCTGCAACGCAAGGCACGCCCATGCCCGACTTCGCCCAGTATTGCGCCTCCCTCGGCGTCGATCCCGCCGCCGCATCTCCCGAACTGCTGCAGGCTCTGCAGATGGCTTACGCCGAATCGATGGAGCCCGATTCCCCTGAACCTCCTCCGCCCTCACCGTCTGGCATGGATGCCGGCGGCGGGGGTCCCGCCCCAATGCCGATGCAATCGGCCACCCCATCGCCCGAAGTCCCGCAGGACAAGGAAAAGCCCGCTATGGCAAACGCCCACTCGCCCATCGATCTCGCCGCCGCTGATGTCTCCACCTACCGCGCTGCCCTAGCGGCTGAGGTCGAGCGATCCAACCAGGTCCGCGACCTGTGCGCCAAGTTTGGCAGCCCGCAAATTTCTATCGACGGCAAGAACGTCGACCTGGCCGCGCATGCGATCGCCAACGGTTGGGACAAAGACAAGACCGAACTCGAGGCCCGACGCCATCTGGATCTCGAGGCGACCCGCGAATCACGCCCTCGCGGGCCCGCCATCCACTCTCACTCGCGCGACGAGCGGCAGTCCCTTGACGTGCTGCAAGCCGGGATGCTGCTCCGCGCGGGTTGCGATCTGGACACCAAGCAATTCGAAAACCGATGGGTCAAGGCCAAGCTTCCCAAGTGGTTGCAGGCCGGCCTCAACGATCCGATCCGTCAACGCACGATGGACAACGGTCACGCAGTCGCCGACCTGTCGCTCGTCGACGCATGCCGATTGAGTCTCAAGGCTCGCGGCCATGACGTTCCAGCCGGTCGCATGGACATGATCCAAGCAGCCTTCAGCACCGGTTCCGCTGCCGCATTGTTCGGCGCAACGATCGGCGCGAAGATGCTGGAAAGCTACGCCGAAGTCGACGACTTCAGCCAAGGCTGGTGCTCCGAAGATGAAAACCCTGACCTCGAGCAACACAACCGCAACCGGACCCAAGCGGCCCAGTCGCTGGTTTATCATCCCGTCGGTGGCGAAGCGGCCCACACCGGTCGCGTGGTCACCAGCGAAAAGGCTCAGGTCTATCGATTCAGCCGCCAGATGAAGATCGACGAAGCCGACGTCCTCGGCGACAACTTCTCCAAATTCAAGGACACGCCGCGCGACTTCGGGCTCGCAGCTGGTCGCGTTCGACCGGACATGGTCGCGATGGTTTTGCTCAGCAACCCAACGCTGCTGGCAACCGGTCGCCAGCTGTTCAACACGACCGACGGCAACATGGTCGCATCGGGTAAGGCACTCGCACGTGCGACGCTGTCCGAATTGATCGCTGCGATCCGCAAGCGCAAGGACGGCGACGCCAACCTCGATCTCCCAGTCACGCACTTGATCGTTCCGCCCGATCTGCTCGATACCGCAAATCAGTTGTGTTACTCGGTCGTAATCAGCAACGACAGCGGCGCGGGTGAAATGAACCCGATTAAGCAATACGGGATCCTTCCCGTCAGCGAGCCACGATTGTCGACCGGGATCACCAATCCGATTACCGGTGCATCGCTCGCCGGATCGACAACCATGTACTACGGCGTCTCCGACAAGTCACGCACGATCGAGGTGACCTACCTGCAAGGCGCCGGACGAACCCCAGTAGTCCGTTCCGAGACCTTGACCGGTGGCGAGTTTGGACTCGCGATCGATGTCCGACATTACGTCGGTGCGACCGCCCTCGATTGGCGCGGATTCCATCGCTTCAACGCGTAAGGCGACCCATGAAAATCAAACTCAATACCACGGTCTACTTTGACGGCGTACCGTACCCGTCGGGATCCATCATCGATCCCGATGCGATCGGCGCGAACGGCGACGCGATCGTGCATTGGATGTGGGGCGAGCCCGTCGACGACGACGAGCCGGTCGCCATCGTACCGGTCCACTCGGAGCCAGTCGTCGAGCAACCCGTTGCCGATCCGATCGTCGAGCCAGTTGTAGAAACTGTACCAGACTTATCAGCAACCCCCGACGTTTCGTCACTCCCCGAACCCATTCCCGAACCCGTTCCCGAACCGCCAGCACCGCGGCGCAAGCGGACCAAGTAAACCCAAGTCTTCGCGCAAGGAAGAAAAGCAATGCCCGATTATGTAAAGACTGCCGACCTGCGAACCGTGACCGCAACCGCGAATCTGCTCAGCGGTGACCTGGTCCTCACTCCCGATCGACTGGTCGGCTACGTCGAGGCCCAACGCGGGATCCTCAACGGCGAGACAGGAACCGTCCGCGTTTCCGGTGTCGTCCGCTGCAGCAAGTCCAGCGCCTCTGAAGTGATCGCCGCGGGTGATCGTATCAGCTACAACACGACCACCAAGGTCGTAACCGTGCTCGATTCCGGCAATCCCGCCTCGGGCTCGATCGTGATCGGCCTGGCAGTCGCTGCATCCGGCAACGGTGTTGCCACAGTCGACGTTGAACTCAACGGCCAGGGAGAAACCAACTCGGTCAACAGTGAAGTGCGACACTTCCGCCGCCGCTGCACGGTCGCCGAGATCAACGCCGGTCTGACGTTGCTGCCCGCCAAGGCCGGTATCCAATACCGCATGGTTGACGCCATTATGATTGCGATCGGTGGCAACGCTGCGACCGCAAACTCGGTGGACATCCTTGCCACGCAAGCGGCATCGGGTGTCAAGCTCATCGCCGCTGCGGTCGCTGGTTTGACCCAATCGACCGTGGCCCGAGCCGGTGCAACCAACATCGCCGTACTCGCCGACGGTGCATCGTTCGTCGAAAACGACGTCAACACCGCCATCACGATCGGCAAGACGGGATCCAACGTCGCAACGGCTACCCACGTGGACGTGTTGCTCAGCTACGTCGAACAGGTCGCGTAACATGATTTGCAAACGATTCTGCTCGCCAGCGCAATGGATCACGGTTGTCATCGCTGCTGCATTCTGCAGTGGCGGATGCAACCACCCCGATCGATGCCCGTGCATCGAGACAACCATGCCATGCGATTGTTGCCAGCACTGCCTAACGCACTGCTGCGGCAAAGATGCCAGCGACTCGCTCGGCAAGTGCTGCACCTGTTGCGATTGTATTTGCAAGTAGCTATCGCTGCCAAGCGATAGAAATGGAGCTGCGATGGGAATGCTCGAGAACGCAACCGCTGCCCTCGCGTCGATCCTCGACACTCACGCGTCGGTCCCGATCAGCTACTCTCGAGGCATGACCACCATCAGCAGCCTAACCGCGATCCGCGGCTCGACCCCGTACGAAGCTAGCGACGCCGAGGGGATCATCCATCGGACCATCGCCCGCGATTACTTGATGAAGGCCGACACGTTTCCGTTCTCCGACATGCCGCGAGACGGCGACATCATCAGCGACGACGGCGAGCATTACCTCGTCCACTCGATGACGGGCGAGCGACCATGGCGGTACAGCGATCCAGGCCAATCGATCCTCCGCATCCACACGAAAAAACAACCGTAGCCCACCATGCCCGTCGCTGTCGACCGCCTGATCCTCGACGACATGAAAACCCTGATCGTCTCGGGCACGATCGCCAAGCCGGACGACCTGGGCCCGATCGTCGCTGATGACGTCACCATCGACTACCTGCCCCGCTTCGAACCCGCGGATTTGGACGATCTAAAAATCGTCCTTGCCCCGCGATCCCGAACGACGACCATCGCATCCCGCGCCTCACGGCAACGCGAGCTGCAGGTCCAGGTCGCGATCATGCAATCGGCGACCGCCGACTCCGCTCGCTTCACCGCACTGATCGACCTGACCAACGACATCGAGCAGCGGCTGGCCCTGGCGTCGGTGATCACCGGCGCGACCTACCGCGCGACCTATGTCGAATCGTCTACGCAATTGTACGACATCGCCGCCCTCGAACAGCATTCTGTATTTCGGTCGGTGATAACCCTCACATATCGCATGACCACCTAACCCCCCGAGGCCCCACGCATGCCCGCCAACATCGGCCCACTAGCTGGCAACGAGTGCAAACTGTATTACCAGCCAACACTCGCAACCACGTTTACCATCTCCAACTCCGTGCTGATCACCGAGGCGCAAGACGTCAATCTGTCGGTCACCACCGGCACGACCGACGCTGCCAGCCGCATCAGCAACTTCAAAGCCAAGCTCCCGACCCTGACCGAGCTGTCGCTGACGTTCGGCTATTTGTGGAACGGCGATGTCGGCGACACGCAAATCACCGCGCTGCGGACCGCGTTCCTCGCGCGGACCGTGTGGCACTGGGCCGTGATGGACAACCTCAACACCACCTCCGCGGGACCACCCGCAGTTCCAGGTCCCAAGGGTTCGCAGGGTTTGACGTTCCCAGGAATCATCACCGAGTTTGTGGTCGATCAACCGCTCGAGGGTGCGGTCAAGGTCGACATCAAGGTCGACCTGGCTCGCGTCAAGGTGACCGGCACCATTGTCGACCCAGCGTGGTTGACCGTCGCCTCCAACTAGCAGCACCCGTAGCTATCACCGCCAGGTGATGGCCATCGCTTGGCAGCGACAGCTACATCAGCGAGGGACACCATGCGACTCGGCGACATTCTCGAGATCGAATTCCGCGACCACGCACACGGCCACGAGACCATCGTTTTTTTCGTCTGGGGCCGGTTGGTCAAGCGTACGAAAACCGATCTCGTGATCGCGGTCTGGGACTACACGCGACCACCCAAGCGACGATCCGTCGAGAACGACCCCAACGTCGAGACCTTCACGATCGCGCGCGATGCGGTCATCTCTTATCGGATCCTCTGATCCAATTTTATCATGGCAAAATTTCTGCAATCGCTCACGGTAACGATCCCCAACGCGGGGACCACGTCCGATTCCGCCACCATGCCCGCGACGATGTACTGTCTGGGCCTGGTCACCCCCGCCGCCCTGACCGGCACCGCGTTCACATTCGAGGGGTCGATCGACGGCTCGACGTTCCGCCCGCTCTACGACGAGGCAACGCAGTACAGCGTCAACGTCGGCACTTCGCGATACGTCGCGCTGAAACGCCAGGTGATGGAACCGTGCAAGTATCTCAAGGTCATCTCCGGCTCGTCCGAGGCGGCCCTCCGAACTATTACCCTTGTGATCGGAGAATAGCATGGCCGCAACATTCAGAGACACCGAAGGACGCGAGTGGTCGCTGCGGCTCGACGTCGCAACCCTGCGACGCGTACGTGATCTGACCACGGTCGATCTCGGGAAACTGTTCGCCGACCCGCGCCAGCTGGCCGCGCTGCACGATGACATCATCCTATTCGTCGACGTCCTCTATGCGATTGTCAAACCCGCTGCCGACGCCCGCAACGTGACCGACATTCAGTTCGGCGAATCGCTTGCCGGTGATGTGCTCGAGGGTGCGGTTTTGGCGTTTGAATGTGCGGTGGTCGATTTCCTCCCGGAGCGAGATCGCCGCGCGGTTCTGCGTCAACTGATCGACGGCAACCGAGCGGCGCAGAAACAAGCGGTGCTGCGGATCCAGAACGCGATTCGGGACGGTCTGATCGAGCAGGGGATCGCGGCCCAGCTGGCGACCCTGGACCAGATGCTGACCAAGCCAAGTCCCTCTGGGAAATCTGCTACCGACTTGCCGCCATCGTCGGACTCGAGTCCGGTCCCTACAGTCTCCGCGAGCTGATGTGGATGGTCGACGCGGTCCGCTGCGAACGCTGGGACCACACGGCGTCGATGCTGTGTCAAGCGGCCAATAACTACCGCGATCCGAAATCGCGACCGCTGCCGTTCGAGCGGTTCCATCCGTATCGCGACGCGCCGCAGCGATCTCGCGGCATGAGTGTCTCCGACCTCCACGCGTTCCGCGGCCTGTTCCGCGAACAGGTTATTACTCTGAATTGATAGTGAACCATGTCCGCAACGTCGCTTGACCTCAGCCAGATCAAAACCGATGCACTGTCGGCGGCAGCGTCGTTTAGGACGTTGATCGGGCTTGGCACGCTTGCAACGCAGTCCGGCACGTTCTCGGGCACTTCAAGCGGCACGAACACCGGCGACCAGGACTTGAGCGGTTTGCTGGTCAAGGCGAGCAACCTGAGCGACCTGACCAACGCAGCAACGGCACGCACGAATCTTGGTCTAGGCACTGGCAATACGCCGACGTTCCTTGCTCTCGCTCTTTCTGGTCAATCGCTGACTGGATCGCAAGCTACATCTTTAATTGATGCATCGGCTACCTGGAACACCACGGGCATTCCGACACTTATCAAAGCCAACGTCACCGACACCGCTTCGTCGTCCAGTTCGCTGCTGATGGATTTGCAAGTTGGTGGGGCAAGTCGGTTCAATGTAACAAAAGCAGGAAGATTGAGCCTGGGTTCTTCCTTAGCCGTTTCAGGCGGTGCATCATTTGGGGACAGACTCACATTAGGTATGATGCAGATTGGACAGGGAGGAGATCCATTAGCAGGGGCATACGCCATCAATGTATTTAGCAATTATCCAATAGGGTTTTCTGCTGCTGGTGGAAATCCTGATGCAATGCTATTTCGCGACGCCGCTCAAACCCTCGCCCAGAGAAATGCCGGAAATGCCCAGACGTTCCGCATCTATGAATCTTTTACCGACGCAAGCAATTACACCCGTGGCAAGCTCGAATGGTCTAGCAACGTCTTCCGCATCGGCACCGAGAAAGCGGGCACGGGCAGTGCTAGGGCACTGGAGTTGCAGACGGATGGGACAACTCGCATGACAATCTCTGCCGCCGGTGCGGTGACAATCGGAGCGTTCACCCTGCCGACGACAGACGGAACAAGCGGACAGGTTTTAGCGACCAACGGGTCTGGTGTTGCAACGTGGCAGACCAGAGCAACGCGAGCATTCGCAGTAGCAATGGCGGTGGCCTTATGAAGAAATTGCTTGGCGTCGATATTGTTGGATCGGCAACGCTCAGCCCCGGTATAGGCGGTGTGGGTACGGTGACGTTTACCGGGCCGGTGTTAGGCTTACATCAACTATTGATCGTGACCAACGTCACGCGAAACACGATCATCTACAACTTCGCCGACCCAGACGCGGGCGAAGCGGCGTACAGCAACAATGTACTGACGCTGACGGCTAACACGGCCACTCAATCGGCGAGCGATGTGTTGCAAGTCTTTGTCGATGTTGCCGAAGGAGATTTTCCGACGCCGGTTGCGGACAGCGAGGGTCGCAATACTCTAGCTCGAATCTTGCAGATGCTCATGGCTCCATTGGGCTACGACAAGAGTTTGCAGCGTCAGCGAGTCACTGGCGTGATCGAAAGCGGCACCGTGACGACCGTCACTGGCGTGACCACTGTTACCACCGTCACCGGCGTGACCAACATCGACGGTCGAAACGGCGCGATGCTGATTAACCAAACAAATCTTGATGCCTGGGCAAGTTGCGTTCGGGCAAGAATCACATGAGGATCAAACATGGCAAACACATTTAAGAAGGTCATCGACCGCATGCTGTGGGCACAGGTGGCTCCGTCACCGAACGCACACGCTGCCGGGTCCGCGATGTTCGCTGATATGCGATCTGACGTAAGCCGAAACCCATTTGCTTACAACCTTGTTTCTGCCGCGATCCTGAACCGCTACAACATCGTCACCAAGGCATGGCAGCTTGCGGTCAACCCTGGTCTCGGTGGTACGTTTGGCGCAGGCGCGACGGGTGCCTTTGCGCCAAGCTTTGCTGCGGTTGGCACGATCGCTGCCGGTGCTACGACAACCACCATCACGCTTTCTACCGCGCTCCCGGCTGCGGTCGGAGTGAACATGCTCGCCAATCGTGGCGGCAGCGGCGATTACGGATTCAAGATTCGCATCATAGACACCACAGCCGGTAAGACTGAGGAGAGGTTCATCATCGGCAACACTGGCGGAACGACTCCGACTATTCGTGTGGACAATGCCTTTACATTCACTCCGGCCAACGGCGCAAGATATGAACTCCTCTCTGGACGCGTGTTCCTGCTGTCGGCTGGCGCACTTGCCGCGACGATCTTCCGCGCGTTTGAGGTTGCCACAAACTCGCTTGCCGACCGGACCAACACCAACCTTGCGGCCACCATCGGCACGGATAGCGCCATGCTGGTGCTCGATGAGCAGTACACGCCGTACAACTGCGAGCCCGGCGAGGGGATGATCAAGGGCGCATACACCTACGACACAAACCTTGTGTCGAGAAAAGCGTTGGTCGCGACGGGTGCTGCTGCCGGAACGATCACCGGCCAAGCCGCATTGGGGGATGCTGTAGTTGCGGCGAACGAGTACCGGAACTTCCAGATCCGCATCGTCGAGGATACGACAACTCCGGCGTCGGTCGGGCAGCGCCGCATCATCGCTTCGCACACTGCCGGACCCTCGGCTGTCTACACTTTGGGAACTAACTGGACGACGACGCCCAGCTCCAGCGCAAAGTTCGTTATTGAGCTGCCCAACTTGATCGTGCTGCGCACGACCGCGAACACTACGACCTACGTTTACAACTACACCGACGCGACGATCAATAACGGCACCAACTCGATTGTCGCCAACGCTTGGTCAACGGCCTACTTCGGCGCGGCCCCTGCTGCCAACGCGGCTGGCGGTCTGTGGTGTCCCTCGTTCGGTATCGAGATCGACCCGGCAAGAAACGCTCGCCATAGCTTCAACTATTTCTTCCGTGGCGGTGCCGTAACGCTCGATCTGCTTGACATTGCTGGCAGCATCACTGGAACTTGGACGGGTGCCATCGTCTACGACGGTGGCGTGAACTCTTTCGGCGCTGGTACTACCGGGTGCTACTCGCCATACGGTCACGAGGGCCGGTTCTCGTATATCAACGTCTATGTCGCTTCGCAGATCAACCAGATCTACCGTTTCGACGCCAAGAACCGCGTGTTTTCGCCTTACACGCCGACCGACTTTTTGCAATCTGGCACGGCAACTGCTGGATCTCGCATGGCGGCGTATCCAGCCATTGACGGAACTGATAAGTATGACGTAGTGCTTTTGCAGTCTCACCTATCAACGATCAGCCAAGAACTTATTCCATTGGTGTAATAAATGAGCATAGCTGAATTGACTTTGTTGGTCGCAAATAAGCTAAAAGCACTCAACTCGCAAATTGCAACCGCGACAGTCAACGGCGAAGTTGCCGAAGTGGTGCGTTTGCAATCCGAGATCGAAATTACGACTGTGACTCTTAACCAACTCAGGTCTCTGCAATGATCGACTTAAACCAGCTAACCCAAGAACAACGCTGGGGCGTCGACTTCGCAACACTCGAAGCGAACAAACCCATCGTTACCGAGAACGAACAGATCACGCAGTCTAACGCGAGTCTGCCGGTGAGCGAGCAGAAACCGCTGAAGGAACTGTTCACGGCACAGAGCTATCTTGAGTCGGTGATGCGGTCGGCTTGTGATTCGTATTATGCGCAACTTGTCGATTTTAAGAAGAAGTCGGCGTTGCAGATGTTTGATTCCCTCACCCCAGAGCAACAAGCGGCACTCGTAGCCCAGTTGCACATTCCTGACGTTTTGCCGGAATAATGATGCACCTCGAAATCAGCAAAGAAGAACAACAGCAACTGATGGCTTGCCTTGACCTCGCAGTCAAGCAAGGTGGATTGCAGGCCGCAAGTGTGCTGTTGCCACTCGCAGCAAAGCTCCAAGCACTGAAGGACGAATCGGATGGCAACGCAGACGCTGGAGTTTAGTGCCGGTACTGGCCTGACGCTTTCGTGCAAACTGTTCGCATTGGGCAGCGATACGGTTGTTGACACGCAGACGGCAACGGAACGCACCAACGACAAAAACCGCTACGTTGTGGCGTTTACGTCGATTCCTGCCGGTGCGTACAGGCTGAATGCGTTTGTTGGTGCGACGGGTGGATTTGCGAACGAGGTGTACGACCTCACGTTGAGCACGGCGACGTTTTACCCGCGCGAAGAAGCGGCAGCGGGCGGTCTCGACGCTGCGGGGGTGCGAGCTGCGGTGGGCCTCGCGTCTGCGAACCTGGACACGCAACTGTCTGGCATCGCTGCCAAGACACAATTGATCACCACGGGCACCGTCACCTACTCCGGCCCGGTCGATCCGACGGGCAAGATCGCCTCGCCCATCATTCGCGGCGACGACTACCTGGCCGCAAACAATCGCGCGTTTAACTGGACCATCACCGCGATCACTGGTTTGACCGCTGCGACCTGCACGTCCCGACTCGGGTTCAAGAGTGGGACGACAACGCTGGTCGTCAACGGAACCGTGACCGACAACGGCAACGGAACATGGACCGCTTCGCACGACATGACCCGCACGCAATCGGCGACGCTAACGCAGCAGCAATACGATTGGTCGGTCGAGATCGTCCACAGCGGCGGGACCGAGATCACTCCGGTCCGATCCGGCCGCGGTGTCGCTGTCGCGGAGAAGTTTTCGTAACACCCGGCGGCTCGCGCTGCTCGGATAACAATGACACGCTCATCATGCGACTCACGTTTGCATTTAAAAACAAAGTTGGTTTCTTTACCCCGGAGGTGATCGAACGCGCATTGAATAAAGCGCGTATTTTGCGATTACTTGAAGCTGGTGCGTTTGTGAGGACAAAAGCTTCGCAAAGTATGAAGCGACCAGGCAAGAAAAAACAATACCAGCCGTCAGCGCCGGGACGGCCACCTAATGCACACACTGCGAAGGGAACACTCGGACTCAAAACGATTTTGTTCGGGTACGATCGACAAAGCGACGGTGTGATCGTCGGTCCAATTAAATTCAATTCCTCCGTTGATGGCGTTCTGGCGTCAACGACCGTCCCGGCTCTGCACGAATACGGTCAGACGGCGATTATCACGGAGCGAAGATGGATGCCGTCGAAATCGTGGCAAAAGCCAGGGCCTTGGATACAAGTCCATGGGAAAACAAAATCGCGACCAGGTGCGCGTTACGAATACCGTCGCCGCACCGCAAAATATCCGCCACGTCCCTTCATGGCTCCGGCGCTTGCTGCCGAGGCCCCTAAATTCCCCGACCTGTTCGAGAACAGTATCAAGTAGCTGCGTCCAGGACGCAGTTGACCGCAGCCTACGCGGCCGCGGCTACACGTAGCTGCGTCCGCGTAGGACGCAGACTGAACATCCGCAGCCTACGCGGCTGCGGCTACACAAGGAACCGTAGCATGTCCGCAAAAGGCGCCCGCGCAGGACGCGCATTCGTCGAGATTGGCACCGATCAAACCCTGTTTGATCGTGGCGTCAAGGCCGTGCGTGCGTCCATGCAACGACTGTCCGCGAGTGCAGCAACCATCGGCCGTACGCTTTCATCGGGATTCGGCGCCGCTAACGGCGCGTTGAAAACGATGGCCGGTGGTCTGCTGAACACCAAGACCCTGCTCGCCACCGCACTCGGCGGCGCCGGGCTCACCATGTTCATCAAGCAGTTTGCGGACGCGGCCGGAAACATCGACGACATGGCACAACGCACCGGTGCAACGACCGAGGAATTAAGCGCGCTGGGCTACGCGGCCAAAATGAGCGGCTCGGACATGGGAGCGGTGGAGAAGGCGCTTCGCAAATTGCAGCAGTCGGGCAAGGTGCTATCGGGGATGACCGCCACGCAATCGCTGATCGCCTACGCCGACCAGATCGCCGCGATCCAAGATCCGGCGAAACGGGCCGAGACGGCCATCAAACTGTTTGGTCGGTCCGGCGCCATGCTGCTGCCCATGTTGGCCAACGGATCGCAGGGTCTGCAAGACATGGCGGACCAGGCCGCGGATCTCGGGTTGGTCATGTCAACTGAGGATGCCGTCGCAGGTGCAGAACTTGGGGACGCGATGGACAACCTGATGATGTCCCTCGGTGGCGTCACCAACCGGATCGGCGCGACGCTCTCGCCGATGCTGATCGATCTGGCCAACCGGCTGACCGATGTCGTGATCATCGTCAGCGATTTTGTCAACGAGAACCGCGATCTGGTCGTCACCCTCGCCCAATGGGCCGCGGTCGGTGCCGGCGTCCTAGCCGGTGTCGCTGCACTCGGGGGCGCGGGGTTGGTGTTGAGCGGTGTGATGACGGGCCTGGCCGCGATCAGCGGCGCATTGGTCACTGTCCTGGGCGGCATCGCCGCAGCGGTCACGTTTCTCCTGAGCCCCATCGGTTTGGTCATCGGTGGTGTGGTCGCTGCTGCGGGCGCGTTTTTGTATTTCTCCGGAACCGGATCCGCAGCCATCCAATACATCAGCGACCAATTCGGCGCGCTCATCGATTGGGTCATGCCGATCCTCGACGCCATCACCACGGCCCTGATGAGCGGCCAATGGGCCGACGCGGCCAGCATTGCCATGCTGGCGCTTGAGATGGCGGTCCGCACCGGCGTCCAACCCATCTACAACATCTGGACCGACGTCTATTCATTTTTGGCGACGACGACCACCACCATGATGGCTACCGTCGCCAACCTGTTCGCATCGGGATGGACCAGCGTTGTCAGCGGGTTTGCGACCGGTTGGACAACAATCATTAACGGGTTCGCGACCGGCGCGACCTGGCTCACCAATATATTTGCGTCGATCCCGGGCTCGCTGATGCAAGGGTTCGCCACGGCCATCACGTGGTTGACCGGCGCGTGGGACCAGACGGTCAGCTACATCGCGAAGAAACTGCTGTACCTGTACAGCCTGTTTGATAAGTCGGTCGATTACGAGATGAAAGCCAAGCAGATGGACGACGCGGCGGCCAAACGCGCTGCGGACCGGCAGCGGGATCTAGACGCCAAAAACAACCAACTGCAGGCGGACACCGACCGCGCGAACACCGAGCGGCTGGCGGCACTCGAGGCCGCCAACGCGAAACGGAACAAATCGCTTTCGGACGCCAACGCCAAACGAACGCAGGATCTTCAAAACGCGAACCAAGCCCGCGCGGACTTCGCGGCCGGTATCAACCAGGGGATCCAGGACCAAGCCAACGAACGCAAGGAAGCGTTCGACAACCGCATCACCGAGATTGGAAACGAGATCGCGGGACTCGTTGACAAGGTCAAAACCGAAGCCGAGCGACGCAAGACCGAACGCGCCGAAAGACCCGAACGCCCGAAACTCGATTTCGCTCCGATGACAGCCATGGCGACCAGCGACAAAGCGGTCGGCGCGTTTTCCGGGTTCGGCGTCTCGGTCCTCGGCGGCGGTGGCAAGGTCAATTCGATGCAGTCGCTAGTCAAACTGCAAACCACTGCCAACCAAAAACTGGACGACATCGCCGAGAACACCGCCGACATGGGTGACGATGGCGTGGAGTTTGGAGCCTAACGCATGAGCCAATTCCCGATTTTATCTGCCGACGCATGGGAGGTCGCCACCTCCCGCGAAACCACCTGGACCGCCGAGGGTGCGACCAAGGATCAAACGCGCGAGGTCCAGGTCACTGGGTTTACCACACCCGAGACGGCATTGAACTATTGTTTGAATTTGCCGATCAACAACGAGGGCCGGCTCCCCACGTACATCCCGTTCGATCCCGCGACCGGCAACCCGCCGATGCTGCTCAAATCGATCCGCGCCACCGCCACCGACTCGCCCGAAATCTGGACCATCACGGGCGAGTACAAATCGCTGGTGCGAGACGACCAGGGGAACGCCATCGACTACACGTTCAGTGGCACAACCAGCGGCGCATCGCAGACGATCACGCAGGGTTACCAATACACAAAATACGGCACCGGTCCCGATTACCAGGGTGCGATCAACGTCTCGAGCAGCGGGGTCGATGGCGTCGACATTGTGATTCCGAAACTGGAATTCCAAATTGACAAGGTGCTCAAGCAGGGGACGCTGTGGTTTGCGTATTTGTTTACGGTCACCAAGATGACGGGGACCATCAACTCGGCACCGTTCGGGCCGTTCGCGCGTGGCGAGGTGCTGTACCTGGGTGCGGACTTCAGCGTCAAGGGTGGCGGCGATGTGTCGTTTACGCACAAATTTGTGGCGTCTCCGAACCGCTCCGCTGCGAACGGGAACGCGCTGACCTACGGCAGCATCAGCAACATCGAGAAACTCGGTCACGATTATTTGTGGATCGACTACGTCGCGGCCGACAATGCGGGATTTGTGATTCGCCAACCGCGCACGGTCCACGTCCATCGCGTGTACGAGTTTGCGGACTTCACGCAGTTGCAGATTTAACATGTACCACGCCGGTCAAAAATTCGTTCCCTCGGCATCTCGCGAAAACGAGATCGATCGTCTGCTGCGCGACGCGCGAGCCGGCCGATTGTCGTACACAGCCAACGATCGCGAACCAATGTCGCTCGGCCACGCACTGGCGAAAAACACGACCGGCGCCGATTTGGCCGTCGGTCGACCGGCTCTGTACAATTACACGTTTACGCAGACCGCGGGGCCAGCGTTCAATCGCAAAGATTGGGATCCTCGCAAGGGCTACTACACGCTCATCCCGCGCAATCCGCTGCGACACCTCGACAACGTGGGCGGCGTCGCGTTGACGCTCGAGCCGATCAAGCAAAACGAATTTGGGTTGGTCGCCGTATCGGGGCTGGCGTTATGGATCGACGAGCCGGCCGGCGGTATTTCTGTTGGCATGTATATTTGCCCCGGCTCTACACAGTTCGGCGTCGCCGATTACGGACTGGGGCGAGTCATCCAGGAATACGACAGCGGCGTGATCGTCGATTTGTCCGAGGTGCAATTGATGGCACCTTACGCGCTCGCGTCGGCCTGGTCCGCACCACCAAACCCGACCGCGACGGCAATCATTGGCGGAGTCTTTGGAACGATCAGCGGCCACACTACGACGCTGCTCGATGGCTACAACAGCGGCGCGTGGGCCTACCAAACGCCTTACAACCCGAGCGCCCCGTTCCAAGGAATCGCCCGCTACGTGCGCGGTACCGTCGTCGGAAACGCCGAGGTCGGCGCGTGGCATGTCGTCATCCCTTACTGCTAAACCATCATGGCTGCTTGTTGCTGTTGTACATGCACTCAATTGCAAGCGTTGATCGATTGCAACGCGATCACGATCGAGGGATATTCGCTGCTCGGTGGATGGCAAAACATGACGCCGTACACGGACGCGTGCTGCTGGCGTGGCACGTTTGGGAAGGATGATTGCCCTGGCTCTGAGTTGTTTTGCACCTCTGGTGAATGTATAGGATCGGGTAATCTGAACTTTGGTTTTAACACGACGTTTTACTATCAGTGTTTGCGCGAGGTGTGGATATGGCGAGATTTCTACAGCACGCGATGGGCAAACCAGAATTTGATTTTAGACTGTAACGATCAATTAGGTTGCAGCTATTTCATTTTAGTTCGCACAATTGATACCGCGAATTCAGTGTGGTATCAGCAAAATCGGTTCACTGTAGATGGCGTTACACCTGATTGGTTAGAAGGCTGTCCGATTTCATGCAGTGCCGCGCCATGCGAGTTTTCAACCGGCAACCCTAGTGTACGCTGCGCGTATTTTACGTTTGGCACCGATTGGTGGCAAATACGACATTTCCGCACGTTACCGAACGGCTCAGTGACATTTGGCAACGACGACTATGACCCGTGCGACGCGGAATTTATGCGATGCGTACCTGATCAAGTGCCTGGTTTTCCCGAGTTGGGTAAAATTGCACATTTCGGAACAACGCAACGCTGCTGTGTTTTTTTTCCAAATTCATCAGCCATTTCATGTGATAATTCACGCGTTGGCGTAACAGGCGGATGCGACGTTTTGCTTGTCAATCCATTGTGTGGACCTCAATACTCTATTCCCGTTGTTTGTTTCGACAAACCCAGCCCATGGTCCATTGAAATTGGAACGTGTGAATAACCATGCATTTGAGTGTGACCGCAGTTGAGTATCTGCAAAAATTAGGGGTCAACCCTGAGTTTGGCACTTTAACATCGCAGGCCAACCACAACACCGGCCGAGCTGCGTGGCGGGCATTGCACAGCGAACCACACGGCACGCCAGAATGGTTCGCCGAGTGGAAGAAACTGATCCCGACCGGTTGCGGATGCCGGCAGGGGGCCAACGATCTGCTCGCGTTATGCCCGCCGCGCTACGATTCGCCCGAGGACTGGTTTGCCTGGACGATCGAATACCACAACCTGGTCAACGCAAAACTCAGCAAGCCCGCCATGCCGCTGGGCCAGGCGAGAGCCTTGTGGCGCGGTCAGCCGTGGATCCAACCGGCCATCGATCACGTTGTCGCGATCACGTCCCTGTCGCCGCTGCCGCACCATCGCGAGGTGCAACAGCAATGTCTGCAATCGTGGCGGGACTTTGGTCTGCGTCGCGTTGTATCGGGCAATACGGCCGACGAGATCGACTTGCTCAAAGATCAGTACGACGTCGAATTCGCGGTTGTGCAGCCGTCGGTTGCATTTTCTCGACCGACCCCGCGCGTGTTCGATCTGCTGCAGCTCGGCAGCGGCCCGATGCTGCTGCTCAACAGCGACATTGAGATCCTCGGCCCCCAGTCGCGATTGCTTGAGCTGGTCGACGATCGCCAAACCGCGATCGGCATCCGCCATAATTGGAATGACACTGAGGATCCCGTAGCTGCGTCCGCCCAGGACGCAGACGAACCATCCGCAGCCTGGCGGCAGCGGCTACCCGCCAATTCGCGACGCATCGACGCCACGCTCGAACGCTGGGGGTACGACGTCTTTTTGCTCTACCCGGAGGATTTGACCACGCTGCCCAATTTGGATCTTGGGATCGGGCAACCCATGTGGGATTGGTGGCTACCGGTGCATCTCGATTTGGCGGGTGTCTCGCTCGAATACCTCGCCGACCCGTTTTTCTACCATCGCAAACATTCGCTGCATTGGGACAACAGCGGGCTGGCGATCGGCCGGTCGATCCTGGCCGACGCGTACGGCATGCCTGCGGATTACCCGTCGTGGGAAAAATGGCGATTCGCCCGCCCGCACAGCGACCGCGCATCGTTTGGCGTCTAATCAATTTTATGGTACAATTTTGAATCGTCCCGCACGATGTGGGACAGTAGCCGCGGCCGCCTAGGCTGCGGTCAACTGCGTCCTGGCGCCCGTAACAAATTCGCCCCTAAGTTTGTTACAAACCCACGTTCGCCAAATGCAACGTAATTGCATATAATGAACACATCGCCCCGGCGGTTTCGGATGGATCCGAGCCGTTGGGGGCGTCTTTTTCTGTTGGTCAAGGAATCGACCTGATGAAGTGCCCGCCTCATTTGGGCCTGTTTTCGCGCGCCCGCGTGATGCAGGTCCTGCAAACCAATCTGATCCGAGTCCTCTTGCCGTGCGACTCGGAAATCGATTTGGTACTTGCCGATTGTTTTCCGCCGCCGCTGTACACCACCGACGATTCCGGGCGGGCAATGGAATGCCCGCGCGGGATCGCCGCGTATCGTGCGACGATCGACATCCTGGACCGCTCGCCGCAATGGCTGCGTCTGTGGCTGCCGGTGTCAAAATACGACCGGGAATGGTTTCGGAATCTCAAGCCCTGCAGCAAGCAGCCGGGCTATCTGTGGATTACCCCCGATCTGACGCTCAACGAGTACCTGGTCCAATCGCAACACGCGACGCGTGACCAGGCGCTCCCCGGCTCCAAACTGTTCGACGGCTATTCGATCGAGGATGCGGAAAAATGACCGGAGACATCCCCACGCATCTCAAACCCCACTCGTCGAAATCGTTCGGTCGCTACGAACGCCAACCCGCTGACCGGGCCCCTCGCTGCCCGCATTGCGACGCTCGCTATCGCGCGGCATCCACGCGGGAACAGATCACGTGGTATTACCCGACGTGCGATTGCGCACCGCGATCGGGAATCGTGCGGCTACGCCCGCAACGCGATGCGAGTACGAGTACGAGTACGAGTAGGAGTACGAGTGAGAGACCGTGACCGACGCCTACACCAAACACCGCAACCGCCAAGCCGCCAAATCCGCCGAGCAATCGACCGAAGCTCGCGACATCGGCCCGATCCCAAAAATCAAAAACGCCAAACGCCGCGCGGCCTGTGAACGGGACCTCAAGAAATTCTTGCTCACCTACTTTCCCGAGTCCTTCCCGCTACCATTCAGCGACGACCATCTGCGGATCCTGAAGGACATTGAACAGCGAGCCATCGAGGGCGGGCTCAAGGCGATCGCGATGAGCCGCGGATCGGGCAAGACGACGATCTTGCTGCGGGCGCTGTGCTGGGTCCTGGCCTACGCTCACCGTCGATTCGGCGTCCTGGTCGAAGCCGACGAAGGAGCCGCCGAGGAATCGCTCGACACGATCAAGATCGAGTGGGAAACCAACCCGCTGCTCCTCGAGGATTTTCCCGAGATCGCTTACCCCATTCGATGCCTCGAGGGGATCACCCAACGGGGCAACGCCCAGACGACCGAGGGCGCGCGGACACTGATCGGATGGAAGCGGAAGGAACTCATCTTCCCCACGATCGCCGGGAGCAAATCTTCCGGTGCGACGATCCGCGTCGCGGGGATCCTGGGCCGGATCCGAGGCATGATGAAAACACTCGCCGACGGCAAAACCCTCCGTCCCGATTTCGTGATCGTCAACGATCCGCAGACGGACACCTCGGCACTGTCCGATCCCGAATGCGCCAAACGGGAGAAGGTGGTCGGCGGCGCGATCCTGGGCCTCGCCGGACCGGGAAAACGGATCTCGGGGTTTGCCGCCGTTACCGTGATCCGCGAGGGGGACATGGCGGACCGGCTGCTCAACCGCCAGCTGATGCCCAAGTGGCATGGCGAACGCTGCAAACTGGTCTATGAGTGGCCGACCAACACGGACCTCTGGAAAGATTATTTCGAGGTCCGCGCCGACGAGATCGCGGAGGGGATCGATGACCATCCCAAGGCCACCAAATTCTACCGTGCGCATCGCGCGGCCATGGACGAGGGTTCAATCGTCGGATGGCCCGCTCGCAAAGCCCCGCATGAGCTATCGGCCTTGCAGCATGCAATGGACCTGCGCTACGATCACCCCGACACGTTCGACGCCGAGTACCAAAACAGCCCCCGCCCGCTCATCGCGCCGGTCGAGGGGATCGTCTGCCTGACGTCCGACCAATACTGCTTGCGAACGCTCCCCACGCACAAGCGTGGTGAATGCCCGGACTGGGTCGACCATGTGACCCTCGGCGTCGACGTCCAGGGCTCGTCGCTGTGGTGGGTGGTCGCTGGCATCGGGTCCGATTTCCGGGGCCTGGTCCTCGACTACGGCGTATGGCCGGATCAGGGGATCGATTACCTCACCCTCTCCGAAGTCGAACGGACGATGATGCGAGTCACCGGGATGCGATCGCCGACGGCCGCGCTGATGGAGGGGCTCAATCGATTGCGCGCCGAACGGCTGGCGGTCGAGTACACTCGCGACGATGGATCCATGATGCGGGTCTCGCAGATGGTGGTCGACTCGGGCTATCAAGCGGAAACCGTCTACCAATTCAGCCAATCGCATCCTAACGTGATCCCATCGCACGGTCGCGGTGTGACCGCACGGCAGCGGCCGTGGTCGCTCGACCGGCCCAAGCGAGGTGAGCGGATCGGTTACGGTTGGCGGATGCCCCCGACCCGCGGGACCCGTGCGCCGCGGTATGTGCTGATCGACACCAACACATGGAAGACCAAGCTCAACGAGTCCTGGACGATCGAGGGCTCGGACTCGCCGGGCGCGTGGTTCCTATTCAAAGCCGCCGCATTGCGCCACCGCATGATCGCCGATCATCTGTCGAGCGAGTACCCGACGAAGACAGCGGGCCAGGGCCGCGAGCTGTACGAATGGGCGGTGAGGCCCAACCGAGACAATCACCTTTTGGACGCGCTGCTCTTGGCAGCGGTCGGTGGATCGCTCCAGGGGGTGCGGATCCCGGGCGAGTCCGATCGCCGGATCGCTCGCCGTCATGTTGCCATGCGACGCGACGATCGCACCGTCAGCACCGACCCCGACGCCCACCTGGTCGCTGCCGTCCCCAGCAGCTCGCCGGTCAGCAGCTCGGCCAGCAGCTCGACGGCGGTGGCTGAACCTCGCCCGCGCAAAATGAGTCTTTCTGAGATGCGAGCCGCCAAGCGCGGGTAGGACCACGGCGCGGACCACCGCGCCGATTTGCGTTGCGTTTTCCGGTCCCTGCGAGTCGTGCAAAGACTCGCAAACGCACGGTTACGGTGCGTCGGTCGACTCGATTCCCGGCAGCGGTTGCAGCAAATTCTCGAACACGTTTTCGGGCCGATTGCTGCCCCACCACGCTCGCGTGTCGTCGCGCTCGACATCGGTTTGCGTGTGCGACGCGCGAAAGTGCTTAGCCCACACAGTCACGCGGCGCGGCCCGTCGCCGACCGTGATGCACCATCGCGAGCCGACGCGGGTCGGCCATTCCGATGGCGACTGCAGCATGCGCCAGCCGACGTTGTGCGGCCGCATGTTATCCTGCACAAAGAACCGCCAGGCGATCACCTGAACAAACACCGGCTGCGCGCGTGCATTGTACAGCGTGTTGACCTCGAGCAAATCGACCTGCACCTCGGCGCGGGTTTCAAGTCTGGCTCCGCTGCCCAGCAGCATTGCCGTCAGCATCCATGCTGTGGCCATCATGGCTCGTCTCCTTAAGGGCCTTCATGGCCTGTTGATACATAGCGGTCATCGCTTCCTCGCGCCGCAATCCGCTGCGGTGGTCATTTGCTGCCCAGGTCGCGATCACCCGCAACGTGCGTCTGGCGGCCGCCAATTTTTCAAGATGATCCGACATGGTTTGACGTCCCGACATTATGCGCGGCTCACCCGTGTTCCTTGTGACATTATCCATGGCTCACCCGTGGTGAATTGATCGTTATGCGGATAGTTGCCTGCGAACCGAATCAGCTCTTTCCGCTCCATGAACTATCCGAATGGTTTCTATCGCGCCATCAAACCTTTCTGGGAATAGCTCTACATCACGAAGTCTGTCCAAAGCTTTTTCGCACGTAACGGATGTTTCGCACGCAACTTCCCACGCTTCTTGCTTCGTCATATCAAAATGCGTGAAATCATCTACCGTGGTACTGAATCGAGCAAACTTGCCGTTTGGCTGAATCACATACATACAAGCCATCACCACCCTCGCATAACAAAAAAATGCACCGGAGTTGCCGTCCGGCTGCTTCCTCATCGATACTCACCGGCGGCAACCCGGTGATTTTGTGCGTTATGCGGACGGTTCCGCACTGAATCGCGACCACTTTCCGCACTGTGCCGTAAATGACTCGATTACCATTTCAGGCGTTAAATCAAGCGAATCGACCTCGCTGTGCCAAATCTGCAACTCGTTCACCTCGATAGCCGCAGCACACTGACCAAGGGAGATACTCACCTGCGGAATCTCCCTCGCGATGCCGCTCTCGTCACACACTGCCTCGATGTGGTCTTGCAGTTGTTTCGCACATTCGATAATCGTCTGGTAGTCCTCAAGAAACCCATACATAATCAAACCTCAATCGCCGCATAACAAACCCATGCACCCAAGCGGCTTTAGGTGCCGAAAAATTAAATCACCCCGCCGCTGGGTGATGGGTGGCGTTCGTCGTATTCAGATTCCACGCTCAGAGGGCAGGAATGTTGACCAATCAACACGCTCCGCTTCGTCGCGTACACACACAGACCAAACCTCCCATACTTCGTTCAATGGGCAATCGGTTCGTGCGGTTGCGATCCTCCGAATCTTTAACTTCTTGTTTTCGCCGCCCATGCCGTCGCACCCGATGATTTCCCATACACCGTGACGATCCATGCCGTCGCTTCGATAGCCTTTGACGCGAAACGCAAATGGCTTCATCACCGGAATAGGTAACTTATCGCTCATAATGGACTCCAAGAAACGACGAACAAACCAATGAACCCAAGCGGCACACAACGTCTTTTCCCAGTGGCAGCCGCTTCTTGTGCCGCTGGGTTATTGGTAGCGTTCGTCAGACTAAAACTCAGTCGTTGTGTTTTCATTGTGCTGTTTCACAAGATCGTGGACGCATGGCATGGACCTCATTTCCGCAACAGCCAACTCCGCACCCTTTCGCATCGCAAGCCTATACTGCTCGGTCAGAAACTCGGCAAACTCCCTACTATAAACGTCCTCTGGCACCTGCGGTAAATCACCGTCTGACCGCAATAGTCGTGACCGTGTAATGGAATCGTGAATCTCATCCACTCCGTACCACTTGCACACAAAATCCCACGGACGACGAACAATGGATTGCACCGAAGCCTCATTCGTCTCGCTCATTCTCGTTACCTCTTTCCTTTCGGCTCGGTGAATCCGAGCGTTCATCGTATGGAAATGCGGCGATCCATCTGCTCTATGATTCGCTGCATCTCTTCCAGTGGTGTATCCTCTGGCCAAAACAAATGCTCAGGTCCGTTTTCGCCCTTAATCCATGCGTTCCACGCACCTACAACGTAGTTTTGCTTGTCCCACGGATAACGCCCATCGCTCACGCTTTGCGTCTCAAACCGCAGCCCAACTACTGGTTGGGCTAGGTCGCCACGATAGACCCAGTGTTGATCGGTTACGCGATCCCAACGATGAACAACGGATTGCACCGAAGCCTCATTCGTCTCGCTCATTCTCGTTACCTCTTTCCTTTCAGCTCGGTGAATCCGAGCGTTATGCATATCAATTGTGGTTCGCGCGGTTCACCCAGTCGATAGCTTGCTGCACTTCCTTTTCCTGCTGCTCATATCCTTCAAGAATCTCGCGACGAGATTTTCCGCTTTGACCGTGTGGCAATTCCATTTGATCCGCCGAGTATCCACGGAAGTTCATTCGCGCCCGTTCCGTATCGTCGCCCTTCATGCGTTCCAATGCGTATAACGCTCTCTGTTTTGGTGTCATATCAATCGCTCCTTAACGCATAACAAACCCATGCACCCAAGCGGCGATCGGGTGCTCTATCGTTGAAACCATCACCCCGCCGCTGGGTGATGGGTTAGGGTTATGCCGACTCTGGATACCGCGTCACCCCATCCGGCCAATCGATGTTGGCAAAACGCAATGGAACCGCTTGGCTAATTGAATCTCCTCGCTTGACGACATCGGTGAGCACCATGTCGTCTTTTTTGATAATGCAGTCACCATCTGGCCACAGTGCTTTGACATGCGCCCATGCTTCCTTTACGTCCATTTACGCCAAACCCCCGACACTTTCTTTATCCTCGGCACTGCCTCAGCATCCACTCGATCGCCTGCCGCATCACCGGCCAATGGTCGGGCTCGATCTCGATCGAGGATTGTTCCACCTGGCAATGCAGTTGCTTGAGCGTGACATACTCGCCTGCGGCGCAATCTTCGATCGTGATCCGTGTCACGCCAGGCTCGAAAATTTCGGCCCCCTTCGGTGCCACCACAATGCTGGTGACTCGCACCTCAAGATCGTCGTCGCCAACCGGGAAATCATCTGCGACCTGGTGGTCGCAGCTACGGTGAACATCTGCGACCTGGTGGTCGCAGCTACGGGGGGCGGGATCGGTGGCGATCGGCTGGTCGGTGCCGTCCATGCCGACGGTATAGATGCCCTCGGTGTACACATGCGGCCGGCGGTCTGGGACGTGGTCGTAGTTCATTCTGTCGCTCATGCTGTTCGTACCTTCCAATCTTGAGATATGCGGTAATTCTTGAAATCAAACTGGCCGTCCGTGGCTAACGAAACGAACGCGAAACCGTGATTGGATTTCGCGAATCGGTTGTACTCTGGGTTGGGTGCGCAGAGGCAACCGACCGACCACACGGCGACCTCGCGGCCGAACATGTCGGGCTCGACGTGCGTGCTCGTCCGGTGGCTGTGTCCCACCGCGATTGTGTGCAGCGTCTTGAGAAACGCACCGCGAGCCGGATTGACGGGCGCGGCGATCCCCTTCTGCAGCTCGTGCCCGTGGAGAATCGGTAACTTGCCGATCAGAACCGGACGCTGGTCGGTGACCAGCTCGATCCCCATCGATTGCAATTGCAACAGCTCATGGATGCGGCACGCCTGGACGTTGTACAGCTCGGGGGCCCTCGCCCAAATGAACGCGTCCCACCGCTCTTCGTGGTTGCCCAGCTTGAACACAATCCGCGCCTTGGGAAAGTGTGCTCGCAGATGCTGCAACCCCTCAACGCAGAACCGCAGCTCGTCGGCAAACGACCGGGCGCCGGGATCCTTTTCGTATCGGCTGATCCGGTAGAAATCGCAGTAGTCGCCGTTGATCAACAAACCATCGATCGCGTTGTCCTGCAGTTGCTTGACCGCGGCCCGGATTGCGCGGTCGCTGTGGTAGGGGACGTGCAGGTCGCTGATGATGCCAACGCGTTTGCAGCCGTCCATGACAAACGGTTCAAACGGTTCCGCCAGCGAGGGTGGCATCGGCGGAACGGCCCCCGCGCGGCCGAGCTTGCGCGGTTGTTCGGCGCGGGCTCGTTTGGATTTGCCAGTCGCCCCGCGAACGTCGCGGACCATCCATCGCGCGTTGTCGATGGTGGCAAAATGCAGCGGGTGATCTCGCCTCAGTCGACGGGCCAGCTGCAGATTGGGCGCGTCGGGAAATTGTCGGCACAATGCGACGGCCAGCTCGCGCGCTTTGGTTTTTTTCGTCATTCCAAAATTCCTCCGTGGTTGCTTGCGGTCATTCCTTGGTGGTCTCGTCGTCGGTCTGCGATGCCGGCGGCGATGGATCGGTTTTCGGTGGGGGCTTGGTCGCTGCATGTTTGCGAGCCGACTCGAGGAACGCCGGATTGGTTGCCAGCTCGACCCCTTGGATCGTTCGCGCCAATCGCTTGGCGTCGACGATCGCGAGTTTGCGCCGTGGCGTGCGCCGAGCGGGTGGTCGCTGGCGATTGCCGGCCCGGTCCTCCCTAAGCGGGGATGATTTGCGGGCTCGCTTGGCCATTGCGTGGTCCTCCGTGATAGTGTGGATTGGGTGCCTGCGGTTCCGGGGGCGGGTCGGGAACCAAATGCTTGACTCGGTCCCAGTTGTGCCCCTGGGCCTCGCACATGCGGATCATGGCGCGGCCGAGGTATCCCTTCGGTTTTTGGACGTTTCCTTCACGGATTCGCGCCAGGGCGTCCAACATCCCTGGGCGGTCGAATTCACACGCGACCCATGCCATCCGCCAGATGGTGTCGCGATCGAGTCCTCGCAGCTTGCCGCGATGGCTCAGTGTGTGCATGCCGTTGGCGATCTCCCGAACCGACTCGAAGAAATCAACTCCCGCCGACGCCCAACCGTCCGTACGACGAGATTTGTTTTGTTCGGTTTTGTCCGGTCCTGTACTGTCCGGTCCGGTCGTGTCCGGTCGTGTGCTCGGGGGATCGTCGGGGGATTCCCCCGACGCGTCGGGGCCTGGAATTTTTGGTTGCGTCTGTTGCGTTTGTTGCGTCTGTTCGATCTGGGCGAGGTGCTGCTCGCGGCTGATGGTCTCGAGCCATCCGACGTCGGGCCGGCTGGCCCATTCGATCAATCGCTCAAAGACGTCGACCGGCATGGCGGTCACGCGTGCGATGTGGCGGGTCGTCAGGGGATTTCCCCGATGGTCCCCCAGCGTCCCCCGGACATGGCACCCGGCCGCAAACGCGCACAGGGCGCACCACGCACCGTACATGGCGGGGAACTCGTCCCCGAACTCGTCGGCCATCTGGTTGTACCCGCGACCCGCAAACGAGACCGGCATGGCGATCCATGTCAGCGTCTTGAGTTTGCGCGATTCCGCACGCTCAAACGTCTCGGTCCATTTGTAGATTCGGTACACGGTGGCCATCGTGGCTGTCCCCTTAACGCATTGCGTCCCACGCCCCAGCCGCCATGATCGCCGCCGCGGCGACGGTACAGGCCGCCAGAAACCACGCGTACCATTGATCTCGCGAGATCGGGCTGTCGTCCGGTGCATCCTCTGGTTTAATCGCCATGCTCATGATTGTGGTCCTTTCCGGTTACAAATGGGGGTCAATTGCGTTTGGGCCGCTCAACGCGCCGTGCGTCGTGCGTGGTCTCGATCCCGTGCTCGATGCCGGCGAGGGCACCGATTCGGATCGCTTCATGGATCGACGCAAACAGGGCGCGGATCAATTGGTCGACGTCGTTCGATCGGGACACGTTTTCAAGGTATTGAACCAATCGGACCGCTTCGCCGTCGGCAAACATCAGCTCCGCGATCGCGACCGCGTCGGCTTGGTTGCGTTGGTCGATCTGCTGGGTCAACAATTCAATCACGGTCATTATTCGGGCCCCTTGGGCAGCTCGGCCCAGTAATGGACGTCGGCCAGCATCGCCCCATTGGGCTCCCGCCAGTAATCGCCGTCGCGATACCCCAACCAAACCGCCTCGCTCATGTTGGGGCCGTAGACCAGGACCATGATGTCGTCGTCCGGCGGATCGCACGCCGACATCCATACCAGTTGTTCCACCATCTTGATTTCCTCCGTGAGTATTTACTGGGGTTTGGTTTCTCGGACGCGTACGCAGGGTTTGACTTCGCCGTTGAAACTGGTCTCGCTGCGGTACAGCGTCAGCTTTTTTCCGACCCAGTTGTCAACCTCGCTGCCGTACATCCTGGCAATCGATCGCGAGTTGGTGTGGTTGAGAATCAAACCGCGTTGGAACTCCGCAAAGAAAATCACGTAGCGCATTTCGCCCCCGATCAATTCCTCCTCGACGCGGTCAAACGTCACCACCAACTCGTCCCCCATTCGGTCTCCGATGTCGAGCGCCTCAATGTGAGGGCTCGGGCACAGGTCCGTAACACGCAATCCCGTCTTGTTCGTCATCTGCTTATTTCCTTCGTATAAAAAACCACTAACGATTGAGATAGTTCTCATCGATCCAAACACGGACGGCGGCACGTTGCACGTCGTCCCATTTCTTCCACAGCTTCTGCAGCGTCTTGACCGCCGAAACCCGCAGCTCGTCGTCGGGGTCGACGTAGGGGCTGGGCTCGGTGATGTGTTCCCGCATCGCCTCGCGTCCCTTGCGGACCAACTCGGTTTGCGTCGCGTGGTCGTTTTCCTCTGCCGCAAACCGAGCCGCAAACGTGACCGGGATCTCGCCTCGCTCGACCGCGGCGACCAGCTCGGGCGAGCCGTGCTCGATCACCTGTTTAGCTCGGCTGACCGTGGCCCGTCCGACCTGCAACCGCTGCGCGGCATCCTCGAGCGAAATCGGATCCTCCGATCCGTTTTCCTTCGAGGGCCGGCCTGGTCCGAGGTTGGCGATCTTGGCCGCGACCATCGCCCGCTGTTCGATGCTCAGTTGCCGTCGGTGCAAGTTTTGCGACACGACGTAGTCGACGGGATCGACCCCCGCGGCCAAGTCTCGCACATGGCACAGGATGCCCAACTCGCAACACGCCCGCCATCGATGCCGGCCATCGAGAACCTGATCGTGCTGGACCGTGATCGGGTTCAGCTGGCCGCGTCGTGCGATGTCGGCCTTGAGTGCGTGATAGTCGTCGTCGCTCATCGGCGGAAACAACTCCGCCAACGGGTGCAACGTCAACTCGGTGGCGACCACGGTGGTTATGGTGTGTGTCATCTTGTGTTCCATTGATCTATCGCCGAACTGGATCGATTAAAGGCCATGGGTAATAGATGGCGGTGCCGTACAACTTGTCTAATTTTTGACGTTTCAAAAACGCTACGATCGCTCGCTGTGTCTTACGAAACGCCTCGCCCCGGTCCGCTGCGTAGCGTACTCCGCTTCGCAATAACCACTCACGAAGCATTACAGCGGCTCTATCGCTTTCATTTTGTGGAAGCGCATCGCCTGTCAACACATTGCAAAACGCAATGAACCTTGGAAAGTCCTCGACGTAATACCATGCCAATGCAATAGCAGCTTTAGTTGGCGCCGCAGTCACGCCTCGCTGTTTTGTTGGCATCACTGCAGACACGAATTGCAAAGCAGGACGAAACGTATCAAGCACGGCGTCAATATCTTGTTTAGATAGCTGACTATGGCGAGAATTAGACAGCTCAACCGCTCCGCGTATTACCGCAACGTCTTCCTGCGTTATCTTTTCCCCGCGTACAAGACTTAGCGCGTCTCCGGCATTTCGTTTGGCGTGGTCATCCATGACCAGCTGGTTTCGGGAATCAACGCCCCGAGCAACAAGCATTTGCACCGTTGCTCCACTTTCGACAATCGCAGCCAAACGATGCTGTCCATCGAGCAACGTACCGTCGCAATTAAACGCAATCCCCTGATGGGTTAGCTTCCAATTTCCAACCGCCATTTCTTTTGCGTACTGCGTTACGACAGTTTTGCGTAGCGGTCGGTTGTTTGTGTTAAACTGCAAATACGTTTCCGCTTGCTGCGGTGTAATCGTTTCGACTAACAATTTCATAAGCAAATTCCTGAAACAAATACCATTTCCAGCGTTAAAACGGTGCTGGATTACCGTTGCCTTTGGGCGTTATTCCCAACTCCCATCCGGTTTGACCTTCACTGTCTCTCGCAACCGGTGGACCGTACCACCGCCGCGTCGTTCGTTTGTTGCCACGATCACACCCCAGTCCCGCAATTCGGTAAACGGTTGTGTCCAGCAATGGATCCCGCGACCCGACATCGCCGCCATCTCGGCCATGGTCAAGCCGACCGACTGCATGCGAGCGAGGGCTCGAAAAACTTCCATCCGCTTGCCGCGGATCAATCGTTGAGACTTGCGAGCCGCATCGTTGCGAGCATCGCGTAGGATCGCCCGCTGCTGGGCCGCGTCGTCGTCGAGCGGTAAAAAGGGTTGTGTGTGGGTGCTCATGCGTTCCTCAGCTTGCGGCTGTGCTTGTGGATCCGTTTCGACTCGCAAATGAAACAAGGGATCGTCACCACGCGGTTGCGGCAGGTTTGGCAGCGGTAGGGGTCGACATGCCGCGGGCTGATGATGCCGCGTGTGATGAGCGAATGGCACAGGTTGGCATGGACGCCGACGAGGTCGCCAATCTCGGTCACGTCGCGACCTGCAGACCACAGCGCAAAAATCGCCCGCTGTTTGTCTTCCGGAATTTTGGCGACCGAACCGTACCATGCGGTCGCGGTCGCACCGTCGTCGTTGTCGGTGTTGCGTACGCGTGTTTGCTTGGTGGCCGGCGATTTGCGAGCGTCGGCAACTCGTTGACGCAGTCGCTTGCCAGCGGGCGTTTTGAGCCAAACCTTGCGGTAGCATTTGCGACACATGCCCTTGGTCATGCTGGCCGTGTGTCGCTTGCATACATCGCATTCGAGCCATACCGACGTTCCCATCCGTGAGTCCTCCCGATGCTCAGGCCAACAGGTCCACGCCATCGGCGACGCGGACCGTGTACTTCACGACCGCCGACTGTTCCGGTTCAATCAACACCGCGCGGTTGGCGGCGATCAGGTTGCGCATCGCGATGACCGCGAGCCGCAGCTGCAGCCCCGCGTCGCTGCCGAGCAGCTCGCGGACCTCGGACCACCGATCCTCCAGCGCCGGGCGGCAGTCGCGGACGACTGCCGCAACGGCACCGGCGCGGAGGATGGCTTGGTGGTCGCCGTACCGGTTGGCCTCGCTATAAAACGCGGCGACCCGCTTTTCAAACTCGCTTACGATTCGCATTTGTCGGTTGCTCCTTTCGACTCAAAAAATGTGGCCGGTCGGCCATCCCTGGCCAAACCCGGCCACGCTACCCCGCCCTCAGCGGTTGTTTTGTGTGTCACGTTTCGCCGTTTGCTCGGTCGCTCGCAGATCCTCGAGAATGGCCTCGCCCTGAATCAGCCGCCGCTCGTTGGCTACCTGCGAATACCGCAGACGGCCGGCGTTGAGACGTCGGGCTAATGCCTTGGGCCCAATTCCGTAGAACTTGGCCACCTGGGCCACGCTGTACCACGCTTCTGGATCAATCCGCATTTGTTTCACCCCGTCAAATCCAAACTCACATGTCTGCGGAGATGATCGGATTTCCAAATATATTTGTCAACATGATTCAGGGTGGAAAAATCAAAATAAATGGCGGAATCCGCCATTACTTGGAAAAACAACGATTAAAACTTGCAAAAAGATGGATTGCTGGCAATGATGGCGGTATGGGACGTGCAAACAAAGAGGAAATACCGCTCGAGAAACTGCAGTTGCTGCGGGACATTCTCGGTGCGATGGCGACCGCTGCCGATGACGCGGTCAAACAGGTCGAAACCAAAGAACGCAACGTCCGCATGGACGGCTGGTTCACGTTGGGCCAGGCGTTGCAGCAGGCGCTCGCCCAGGTCTGCAAATTCGCAGGACCGGGCGCCGAAGTGCATGAAATCGATGCGCTGGCGATTTACGAACAGCATCACCGAGAACGCCTAGCGGCGCGAAAATCGACTCAGCGAGATCACGGCGACGGGATCAAGGCCGCCGAAAACAAGGTGGACTACAACCGGCGGAAAAAACAATGACCTCGGTCTGCGGAATTCGCTTGCGACGCCAGCGGCGCGCGATCCAATTGGCCTGAGACAAGGAAATTTTTTCAAACGATGCCAGGATCGTGTCGTCGACGCGATCCACAATCCACAAAGTAACCCGCATGACTAGGCGCCCTTTTCTTGCGATTTTTGATTGCTTGCTTTTGGGTCTAGTGTCATTGCGGGTTTGACACGTTCGGTCTCAGAAAGGAAAAAGCAAATGCCAAGCCAAGTTTCGCGATTTTGTAAGGTGTGCAATAAACAGACGCTGCACGAGAAACAACAACTGTCCAACGGGATGGGATGTCTGCTGACCATTTTGACGGCCGGCCTGTTTTTGCCGTTTTGGTTGTTCTACTCCACGCTGGTGTTGCCGTTCCGCCCATTTCGGTGCCAGCAATGCGGGAAGGGGCGACTGGTGTGATTTGGCGCATCGGTGCAAACGCGATAGATTGGTGCCGTAGCTACCCCGCCCTCAGCAATCTCAAGACGATTTTGCGTGAGGGTTTTTCTATGGATGATTCGGACCTGACGCCGCCCATGCGGCGGATCATGTGGTCGCTGGCCGAAGTGGCGCAGCTGATGGGTGTCAGCAAACGCACCATTGAGGGTCTCATCAACGGCGGCGAGCTGCGGGCCAAACGCGTCGGACGCAAATTGATGGTAAGCCAGCGGGAACTGGATCGATTCCAGAGCACCTACCACTGATGAGCACCATCTGGCGACACAAACGTGGCGGATGGTATGTGGCGGTCACGCTGCCTGCTCGCAACCGCGCGAAAATCTACCTCGGCCAAATCAACAAGGCCACGGCGCAATCGATCGCCAGCAAACTGGACTCGATCATGGCTACCAACCGCGTGGGCGAACCACCAACGGCCGACGCCGCGGCATGGTTGGCCACGTTGGCGATGCACAAATCACCGTTGCTGGATCAATTGGCCAAACATGGGCTGTTGCAGCAATGGAACCGGCCCGGTGCGATCCCGACGGTACAAACGGCATGGGACGCGTACGTCGCGAAACGATCCGACTACAGCGAGGGAACACGGCGAGGATGGCGAACCGCTTGGGCCCATGTTGGCCCTCGATTTGGATCCCGCACGCTGGACGAGATCACCGTAGCCGACGCCAAGGATTTCACGCGTGACCTGTGCGGTTGCGTGGCATCGACCCACGCCAGGCAGATCCTGAACAGGCTGAGGATGGTCTTTGCTGACGCCATCGACGCCGGCGTGATCACCTCGAGCCCATTCGCCGATTGCAAAATCTCCGCCAAGACCGACAAGACGCGTTACCAATACATCAGCGAGGAAACGGCGTTGCAGGTGCTCGACGCGTTTAATTCGCTCGATGGACGGGCCCTGTTTGCGTTGGCTCGTTGGTGCGGTCTGAGAATCCCGCATGAGCCGCTCGCGATCAAGTGGACCGACATCGATTGGTCCGCCGAACGTCTGACGATCGCCGCAAACACCAAAACGGGGCACAGGGTCGTCCCATTGTTCCCGGTAGCATTGCAACATTTGCGGGTGCTTCAAGAAACGGCACCAACTGGAGCCGTGTACGTGTTCAATCGCGGCCGTGCGTCCGCTGCGACCGAATGGCGTCGCTGGCTTGAGGACGCAATCCGCCACGCCAAGGTGCAGCCATGGGCACACCTGTGGCACAACCTGCGTCGTTCATGCCGAACCGATCTGGAGGATCGATTCCCCAGCCACGTTTGCGACGCGTGGATCGGCCACAGCGCCAAGGTCGCCAAGGATCATTACCTGCTAGTCACCGCCGAGCACTGGCAAGCCGCGCGCACGGCGCGCGAGCCTCGCGCACGGCGCGGCGCACGGCGCGCAAAGGGATGACCGGTGGTGATAGGTGGTTCTGGGGAACAAAAAACCCTGCGATTCTCGCGAATCGCAGGGTTTGAAAACAACCTAAATACCCCAGACAGGGGTCGCACCTACGTGGAAAAACATTGAAGTCCACGGGTCGCGCACGGCGCGGCGCACGGCGCGCAAAATCCGTCGTGTCGCGTGGGTCCTTCCTGCAGATCCCACGTTCCCGACCCCAATGGGAACAATCGCAAACCGACACACACTTTCTTTCGCGCCGTCGCGTTGACTCGGCGGCGGCGATTGTAACCTCTGCAGGTCTAGGTTTTTTGCGCCTGTGGTAACGTGGTCCCATGACCACCATTCTGCGTTGTGCTTGCGTTTTTGTCGTCATTGCCCTGGGCGGGTGTTCCGCGCCGCGGCAATACCGCGCGCTGCCTGCACCGGCAGCCGAGGTGCCTGCAGTCAATCCTCCCTATGCGATCCGCCAGACCAATTGGCTGAGTCCGCAGCGGGAAGGGTCATGCGTTCACGCGTCGCTCTCGTCGTGTCTTCACTGGCAGAACCAGTTTGACATGGCCAAGCAATGGCGATCTCAGTACAGCGGGGGCGAGTACAGCGACCGGTTGCGGCAGCGACTCGATGCGGCCGGAATCAAATACGCGTTCACCGAAAAGGCCAACCTGCAATTGCTAGACGACGCGCACAGCTCGCGACGCGGCGCGTTGCTTTGGTGGAAGCCCAACCACTGCTGCACGTTTTGCGGCTGGGTCAAAGATCAGAACGGGACGGTGTATGCGACTATCCTCGACAATAATCGGACCAACCAATACGAGTTCGTCGAACGGTCCGAATTTCACAAGCGATGGGCCGGGTTCGGCGGGTTTGCCCTTATGCCAATTTTTGATCCACCCTCACCACCAATCTGGAAATCGTATGAACCAATTGAGGAATCCTGGCCATGGTAACTGACTGCGATGCCAAGGAACACAAGGTTAAAGTCGTGCTGTCTTTCGGCCTTGTGGCTGTTGCTGTACTGTGCGCTCTGTTTGTGGTCGTCGGTGAAAGACTGGCGCCGCGCGTTGAACGTGTCCTGGGAATCGATGAGCGACAGGCTGATGTACCCGCTGGTGGAATCAACTACGACACGCTGAAAAATGCGCCGCTCAATCAGATGCCGGTCAACGAACAGGCAGCGCGCGAAATTAAGAAACAAGA